TAATATTATTGGATAACTATATATTTTTGAAATATCAACAACTTTTTCTTTTAAATTACTAATTTTAGTTAAGAGTGAATTTTCTTTTACCTGTCCAGTAGTACGATATTTATCTGGTCTAATGATTACAGATAGATTTTCATAATTTATTCCAACAATTATATGGTCTTGAACTGTACCATATAGTACTATGCTACCAATTCGTAAATCAGTTATTTTTATAGTTCTTTTTTGTTGGTAGAATTCCATTACAATAACTAATTTAATTAAAATTTTCCAAGTTTACAAGGTTTTGCAGAACGAAGCAATGTACTTAGAGGACAATTGCATATACCACACACCATTCCTTCAACCTCTTTAAGTGTAGCATCTGGAAGAACATCGTCCCAAATACTTATACGTGCGTTCTCGCAAGTAGCACATATTGTTGCTTTATCTTTTGCTAACAATTCTACTGTCTCACTTTTAAATGTGTAGTTCGTCCAGCCTTCTAATATGTATTTGAGTTTATCCAAAATTATACCAACAAGATATATGCAAAGTTATATAATAATATTGTATTGCAATGCCAATTCAAGAAAATAAAAAATCAATTACAACCTCTTTTACAGGCAGAAAAGATGTAGTAGTAACCGAACAAGGTGCTATTATTCAAGATGTACAGATACTACAAGAGGGCTATGATAAAGTAGGAGATTATTTTGATAAAGATTTTTTATCTAATTATGTAGAAATGGCTAACGCTAAATCAAATGGCGTTAAGTGCAGATTAGGACATCCATCTTGGGATGGTAAAGACCAATTACCGAATTTTTTAGGCAATATAAAAAATCATAGAACAATCGAAAAGGAAGGTAAGAGTGTTGTTATTGCAGATGTACACATATCTCCAGTAGCTAAGATTTCTCCTAATGGTAACAACTTTGATTTTATTGTAGAAATGGCTAAGAATCATCCTGATGATTTTGGTTTATCAATACATTATTTATTTGCTTTTAAAGAACTTTTAGCAACAGCTGAAGATGGCACACAAGGCACAATACTTGGCTATGATTTAAAAGATATTATTGGTTGTGACTTCGTGGATACTCCAGCAGTAAACATGGGTTTGTTCAAATCAATTAACGATGAAGAAAATTTATTAAATATAATTAAACAAAAAGGTATGAATTTTTTAGATAAAATAAAAGCAAAATTCGGTGAAGGAAAAAAATCCATCGAGTTAACAGATGCAAGTGGTGCAAAAATCACAGTAGAAACAGATAATGAAACACCTGCTGTTGGTGATGCAGTTACTATTGATGGACAACCTGCTGCTGATGGCGAATACATCATGAGCGATGAAAGCACGATTATTGTAAAAGATGGTGTGATTTCAGAGATTAAGCCTAAGGGTGATTCTGTTGATACAGAAGGTGCAGAATCAAAAGTCAATCCTACACCAGATGCACAACAAAAATCTATCAATGAGATGAAAAAAGCATACGATGCAAAATTTAAAACATTGGAAGCTAAACATACTAAAGAAATAGGAGAACTTAAAAAAACTGTAGAGTGGTTAGCAGATCAAGTATCAAGTGGATATGTACCAGATGAAGCAGAACAACAAGGTGCTGGTGCTGAAAACAAAAAACCAAAAACTAAAACAAATAGAACAGGCTTTAAAAGCATGGAAACAAACAAAAAATAATTAAACATTTAAAAATTTATATTATGCCAGAAATAATTTTAGACTTAGAAGAACTTACACTTAATCCAGAAGAAGCAAGATCGTCTTCCGAAATGATTATTCGAGAATTTGAACAATTGCCAGAAATTAGAGATTTACATGATATTCAAACAGGAATAGAAAGAGAAACTTTTATTCCAATAGTTGGAGAAATATCAGAAGAACTTGGTCAATGTCTCGAAGGACTTGGTTGCAATGTTCCTGAAGAAGAAGCTTCTATTGTTTTTTCTCAAAAAAAATGGCATCCTAAATCAATTGGTACTCGTTTGAAACACTGCATGAAAACGACAAATCCACTTTTTAAGGTATTTAAGAAAAAACTAAATCACTTAGAATCATGGGATGGTACAGGTAGTGAAGAAGTAGCTTTTATTGAAGAAAGAGTATTACAAGCACTTAAAAAAATGGTACTTAGATACTCACAATGGGGCGATACAGACATTACTGTAGATGATTTAACTGCTGGATTAGATGTGAGTAAATTCAACTGTATTGATGGTGTTTGGAAACAAATATTTCAAGGCGTTACGGCTGGAAAAATTACAAGAGTTGAAATAGCAGAGAATGCTGGTGCTACATACAATGCGCAGAATACATTGGATGAACAACGTGCGTGGAAAGTAATGCGAGATTTATACAACAAGTCAAATCCAGCGATATTAGAAATGCCAGGCGTTGCTTTCTTTATGACTCGCAGTATGTTCAATAACTGGGTAGACTTTAGAGAAAGTAAAGGCTTTGACGTTTGTTGTGAAGGACCAGAAAAAGCATTGTCTTCAGTTAGACAATATAGAGGTATTCCTATTAAAGTAATTAACTATTGGGACACGTCAATTAAAAAGTTTTTCAATAATGGCACAAAATTAAACTTACCTAATCGTGTGATATTAAGTGCTACTTCTAATATGCCAATTGGCACAGAAGATGAAAATTCATTATCAAACCTAGATTCTTTCTATTGGAAAAAAGATAAAGCTAACTATGTAGATATAGCTTTCTCTTTAGATACAAATGTATTATTGGAAGACTTGATTTCTGTAGCTTATTAATAACTTTTTAAAAAAAAAAATATGGCATTTCCAACTTGCATAACCAATTTGTCTGGAAACTTTACTAAAGATTGTAAAATACCACCTGTAATTGGTTTAGAAGAGAACGCATTTATTATACCTTATGACGATTGGGATAGAGCTGCTACTTTAATAAATGCGGCAGGTACAATTATGACCGAAGCGGTTTTAAAAGCTACTGCTCAAAAAATAAAGGTACAGGCATTTAAAAGATACAAAGATGGTGGGTATGACCCAAAAGAAAATCCAGATGCGCCAGACGGTACGACACATAGTTTTTCATTTGTGTCCCCAAAAAATGATTCTTCTGCAAAAGAATTTATTAATGCACTACTTAGTGGAACAAGATGCGTAGTGGTAGTAGAACGCAAGTGGAAAGGTACAGCAAATGCAGATGCATTTGAAGTTTTAGGCTACGATGTAGGTATGACAGGAACTTCTACAATGAAATATTACGCAGATTCTGGCTCTCATGTTATTGTTTTAAAAACACCAGCAGATGAGCAAGAGCCACGAGTACCTTACACATGGAATGAGGGTACTTATGCAGACACAAAATCAGTATTTGACGCATGGGCAGTATAGATTTTACTACTTCTGAGCTTGAATTTTTGATTAATACAAATTTATCAGAAATAGTAAAAGACAGAAGGCTTAAAGGTAAATGTCTACAATATGCGATGTATATTTTCGGCGAAACAGGATGTTCTGGATGTAATGATGATTTTAGCAATATTTTTAAAAAATTAAAACAAAAAGGAATGGAAATTTTATCAAATAAAATCAATAGACAATTTGAATTTAAAGACAATTATATTGGACAAATAAAATTTGGTGGGAAACATATTTCTAATGCAAATCTTACTGATGAATTGGCTTTGGAGTTTTTGGCGAATAATCCAGAAAGAATAAAATGCTTTAAACAAAAACCAGAAAATTGGGAAGATTTAGTTAATGCTTTTAAAGGCAATGACATACAAGAATCAGAATCTAAGGTAGAGGAAAAAACTGATGACAATACAGCTGTTTATAATGAGAATAATGAATTAGACATACAAGAATCAGAACCTAAGGTAGAGGAAAAAACATCTAAAAAATCAAATAAAAAATAAAGCTGTGCGTGGCTGGATTAAGAGTAATAGCATCAGATATTGCGGACAGAAACATAAGCCTGTACGATAAGTCACTTGGAATTATCCGAAATGGCGAAGACAATATTTATCCAACACGAACAGAACGCATAATCAACAGCTCAGTAACTGCAAAATCGGCAGCTTCCATGTATGGTAAATTCATAATGGGTGCAGGTTTTACAGTTGACATGGAAGACTACACTATAGGTCGCACAAAAAATAGAAAGCTTACACCAAACAAGCTTTTACAAGCAATAGCAAATGAGATAAAGAATCATGCAGCTTGTTTTATTCATGTAAATTATAATGCAAATTTCAAAATATCAACGGTAGCTGTTATACCTTACAGTTACTGTCGTTTTGGCGAGGAAGATAACGACAATTATAGCGGTAAAATAGTTGTTTATAATAACTGGGATAAACGCTATTCTCAAAAGTTTGACAAAACAAAATTTAAATCATTAGATGTATTTAATTCTAATCCAGCAGTTGTAAAATATCAAGTAGAAAAGGCAGGTGGCTTTGATAAATATCTTGGACAAATATATTATTTGACATTAGACAATACGTCCACTTATCCATTGTCGCCCATTGATGTTGCAATGGAAGATGCAGAAAGTGAATATAACTTTGCTGTGTTTAGAAATCGCACAATTAAAAAAGGTTTTTTTATAAGCACTATTCTTAGGCACTCCCCATTTGAAAGTACAAAAGATGAGGAAAAATTTAAAGAAAAAATTAAAGAGTTTCAAGGCGCAGAGAATGCAGAAACTATAATGATGTTAGAAGATGAATTTACATCAGATAACAAAGACGGCAATCTTAGAATAGATAAACTGGCGGTTGATTATAATGATAAAATATTTGAGTTCTCAACAACTACAGCTGCTAATAATATTCGTAAATGCTATAAAAATATTCCAGTAGTTCTAATTGATTATGAGCAAGGAAAATTAGGCAATACAAGTGGAGAAAGTTTTATTGCTGCACAAAAATTTTACAATTCCATGACAGAAGAAGAAAGGCTAAGTGTGGAAATGGCAATGAAAGAAATATTTTCTGCATACAGAGAAA